AACCCACCCATCGCTTTTACGTGGGTGGGATGTAAGCGACAAAGGTAATGATTAACCAATACTATCTGGTTCAGGAACTGACTCGGATATAAAACAAAAACGGAGTAAGGCGTTGCCATTAGGTGAGTCTATGACCTCCGAAGCCCATCCCATCGCCTCTGGCGTTGGTGGGTAGTTCACAATATGAAGTTAAAATAAAGTAAAAAAAAAAAGGAGGTGTTAAACCTCCTTTTTTTCTAACTTTCTAAGTTTTTTGTAATCCTCAACATCGATTTCAATGCCAACTAAATTCAATTCTTTTTCTATTTTATTGGCCTTACCTTCATCTTTATTAAGTTTAGCTTTAACCCACATGTTATATATCCACCCTTCAAAGTTTTTGTCATTTTTACTTGGATTTTCATTTAAATACCAATAACTTCTTTGTTCAGCCCAAGGCTCGTACTTTAATATATCCTCTACCGTACCTAAATCAACACCCCATTTCGCTGAGGTTACAAATATATTTGGATTTCCTTTATCGTCGTCATGTACATTAAATTCAGCGAATGCTTCCAATTGCTTAGGTATTTTAGAAGACCCTTTCATTGTATTAATATCTTCAACTTCTAAACGTTTTATTGTGGATAAAAACATATTTTTATCGTATTTAATACCTTCAATTCTTTCTATTTCCTTTCTTTTATTATAATCATCAACAACTTCATTCCACTTTAACCCTAAATCTTCTAAATTATTAGGTACTTTTTTATTTCTTAACCAAAATTGGATTTCTTTATCCTCCATTGACATTAAATCATCATTATAGTCATCTTGGTCACCTTCTTTTATTGATGTTCCATTGGTTAATTGACATTGTGACTCAGTGAATACCTTGAAATCACTTAATGTCATTTCTTTAGTCTTCTTATCCTTAACCATATCGACTATAATATCATCTCTAATTTCAGGACTAAAACAAACTAATAGAGGTTTTATTCTTTTATTAAAGTTATCCAAATATTTTGGTACATTATATTCTTCCGTTGTTAATTCTGGATTACCCTCAATTTGTTCAGCTGGAATCATCATACAATTTAGATGTACGCTTCTTTTACCAGTTTCTTTATCAGTTTTAACTTTAACATCACCATGTGACTTTACAGTACCAGTATTTACATAATACATTGTATCACCTAAATGAATGTCCACATCATTCTGAATAGCCAACTCCATGTGAGCCTTTCTAGCTTTATAGTTACCAGCTTTAGTCTTAGTTTTAGATTCCTTAATGTAAGTTGATTTAGACTCTTTAACATTAGATTTAGATGCTATTTTCATCAGTGGTACCCTAAAGTTGTAAATATCGTCAACAGTTTTATTATATAGTTGAATGAATTTGTAACCATCACCATTTAATAAATATTTAATAGCTTCTGATAAAAATTCTTCAATGTATATCGGCATTTTAGATGACTTAATTGTATTACCAACTAATTTAATCTTACCATCGATAAGGTTAGCATAATTTTTCCTAGAGAAATTAATTGTTGATTCACAAATATCATCAATATCTAGGCCCATACGGCCAATCATATACAATTCATTGTACTCATCAACAACTGCATCTAAACCAACAGACTCAACACCTTTTTTGCTTTCCGTAAATCTATGCGTACCTTTAGGTGTATATCTAAACTTGTCAACATCTTTAGGTATTGCAAAGTTGAAACCATCAGTGTTCTTTAAGTCAACACCTCCAATTCCACCAACAAAAGTACCATCTTCTGTTGAAATGTCATACACATATCCATTAGGACATCTATTTTTTATAACCTCATTTAACCAAACTTCATCACTTTTCATTTTAGTTTTATTAGTAAAAGATGAGTTATTTCTATTTTTATTTTTTAATCTAAATGAGATGAAATTTTCTTTATCTTTTATAGTTCTTATTTTTTTATCAATACCTAAACAATCCATAATATACCCAATACCAGACATAGCAACTTGAGATTTCATACCAATATCTGAACAATCTTCTAAATAATCACCATAACCATCTGAGGAAAAAACACCATTTAAAAAAGCTAATTTATTTTTATCACTAGCATTTAATATGTAATACGGAATTTTCTTCTCTCTGTATGAAGTATAAAAATCTTTACTAAATTTAATACTTACGTATTTAGAATAACTAACTAGATTATAAACACCACTAGATTTTCTATGGTCTTTAATCTTTGTTTTAATATCAAATTGTTCTTCTATGATTAATTGTAATTTAAGTAATTTATCATAGTTAGATGAAGAAATTTTAAAAACACTTCTTTTCCCTTTATTAATATTTATTTCACCAGTTCTTTTAGATTTATAATATTGTTTTCTATCACCATAAGTAGCGGAACCATCACCTAAAAAATAACCATATAGAAATGATACTTCTTCATCTAAATATTCAATACCTTCATTATTAAAATTTTCAACATTTCTAACATCTAATAAATCACCTCTTTTTAAATCTTTAGGTTTTATTTGTTTAGTATTTTGAAAAAGTGAGTGGTCTTCGGTTACACAAACTAATTTATCCTTTGTAGAGACTCTATGTATTTTTTTATCTGTTTTATGACGATATATATAATTAATTTCTTTCCAACCATTTACGGTTAAGACTTCATATGGTTTGATTTCATAATCTCTAAGTTCTTCTTCATCAATAAACTCTGAGTTAGGATTATATAAATCAGAGATTGGTAGAATATCTATCTCTTTCGTTTTTTTCCACCTGATAAATATTGGAGTGTTAAAGGTTACTGAATCTCCAACTAAAGGTGTGAATCCTTTATCAACAAAGAACCAAACCATTAATCTTAGATATTGTCTACCTCTACAAGTGGTTTCTTCAGCACATTCAATATCACCCCAGTTAAATATGTTAGGTGCGCCCAAAGAACCAAAAAATGAGTTACCTAGAATTTTAATAGGTAATTGTTTCTTATCATACGTACTTGCTAAAGCTGAGTTTTCTTTTATTTGTTTTTTAGCAAAACCCAACTCTTCCTCAGTCATAGATTCACCTTTCGTATCTATAATCTCTTGGAATGTTCTAACTTCAGCTTTATGTTCATTCATTAAACCTTTAAACTTATCCCTTGTATTTGCAATATAAAGTAACATACCTTTCATTACATCACTAATATCCGTATCTGGGAATATATCCCAAGTTATTTCAATATTAGGGTATAGGGCAGCAAAGTCCAACTTAACAACATCAGTTCTATAACCAACTTCCAGTAACCTAGATAAACCACCTGTAAAAGTTTGTCTTTCTTTTAACTCTGGTACGGCCAACCTATTCTCATACGACCAAGCTAACATAATCAATTTCCATATACCTGCGGTACCCATGGTTATAGACCTCATGTATGAGGTAGGTATTAACTTAGATAATAAGAAAGCTGCTTGGTTAAATTCAGCATCGACTTTTTCTGTTTCCCATAAATCGTCAAGTAGGTATCTCCTTATAATCATTTTACCTTTGACAAGCTCATATCCTTCTTCTAATGGCTTTTCTTCAGTAATCTTATAATATGTACCGTCAGTATCATTAAAAGCGTAATCAGTAACGCTATCAGCCCACATGCTGTAAATCTTATCACCGTCCACATACACTCGGTTAGGTTTGTTCTTTTTAGCGTATTTAGTAATATACTTTAATCCAGCGCTTTTTATATTGGAGTTAATTGCTTTTGCTCTACGCACAGCATGATAAACATCAATAATATTATAACCCCACATCGTTGTTTGCTTGTAATACTCTCGCTCACCACCTAATTTAAGAGATTTATCAACTCTTTTTATTTTGTGCTCACCAGTAGGGTCCAAAGTTTTGGCCACCAATTCAATGTCAACACCTAAAATGTCGCATCTAGTGAAAATAAAATCCCAGTCAAAGTTTTCTGAGTTATAGCCAGCAATTGTATCAGGTTTTAATTTTTTAATAACCTCGAACATCTTGAATATAGCGAATAACTCTTCTTCTCTATCGTCAACATCAGGACCTGTTTTAATTTCTATAATATCTTCGTAACCTCTATTATCCTTTACACCGACTTGGAATATTCTTGCATCCTTATACCTAACTGGTTGATTTTTCTCATCGAACTCATAAAGTTTGGTCAAATCTTCGCCAGTACTCATTCGACTTTTAACGTCTTCTATTTCCTCACGTGATAATAAAGTACCTTTAGGTTTAAGTCCAGTTGTCTCTAAGTCAAATTGTAATCTGTGTAAATCATCATAGTCATCAAACCCTTTAAATAAACGCTTACCTGATGCAATTAAGTATTGTTCGATAGGGTTGATTGCAACAAAGTTTCTTTTATCACTCTCACCATACACATCAATACCACCCTGCTTAAAGAAATTTAATAGTTTTCCATAAGGACCAGTACATTTGGCCATAAACTTAAAACCATCTTCCATCCTTGGTGCAATACCTTGGTTATTTAATGAAGTCTTTAGTCTAGTTATAGTAACGCCGAATTTCTTACAAGCTTGTTTAATCTTATTCCTTTTACCACCATACATTTTTTTTGTGATAGGTTCCTTAAACCAAACAAACGACGTGATATCATCTTTAACCACGTATTTACCCTTAACTGGGTCGTTTATTATTAAAGAAACTTTATCGGCACCATAAGGTATTTCAACATTTACAATGTATTTTTGACGGTTTCTTCCTTCTAAGAATCTTGATATTTGTTCATCGTTAATCATAAAACTATATTATACTTATTACCTACAAAGTAACTAGTATAATAACCGAAAAACAAGTTTTTTGTAATAATTTTTAAAATAAAGTGGTGTTTATCAGGTTTGTCTATATCTCAAATAGTACGTAGGTTAAAACAACAATCTACTAAACAAATATGGTTACTACATCCCACATTACTTCGTAGAGAGTACTGGTACAAAAACATTTTATGGAGTGCAGGTTATTTTGTTTGTTCAATAGGTGAAGCAAGTCCAGATACAATTCGTCAATATATTTTAAGTCAAGGTTAATTAGTTACCTTTGTCGCTTACATCCCATCCACGCTAAAAAGCGATGAATGGGTTTTACGCTCATGGTATAAAAATAAATTAATACAATTTATAGTTGATGATGGTTTGTATGCTAAGTTATCTTCAAAATTAATGAAAGATGATGTAAGTGTTTCAACTTATATGAGGAATTTAATTATCAAGGATATGGATGTATAACTCGTCTTTTATAGGGACGATTAATTTACCTGAACCATCATTAAATCTAATTGTGAATTCACCCACATAAGTACCAGCTTTTCTAGTTTCTTTTTCGCTAAATTGATAGCCGATGTAGTATTCTTCACTAATGCTGTCAGGTTCTGGTTCTTTTAAAATACATAGAGCTTCTTTACCACCTATTCTTTTGATTCCTGTATTAGCATCAGTCATACAGAACGTAATAATGGAATCCTGTAACCTATCGTGAAAATTATCAAAATCATTTCTACCATCGTTAATTAACTCCATTTTTAATCTAGGTAAAGTACTTCCTTTATTTATGTAAAAATCCATTGTTTATTTTTATAATAAATATACTACTCTAATGATTTAATCAACTCAATTGCTTCATCTATCGTATTGAAACTTCTGGTTGGTATTAATATATGGGGTTTCTTGATGATTATAGGTATTATGGGTTTACCAACAAACTCATATAATTTATCAACATGTTCTCTATTTTTGTCATTATCCACGTCAATGTCGGTATATTCAATATTACCCCTCTGTAATTTGGTTTTTAAATCATTACAGTATACACATTCTTCACTTGTATATATTCTAATCATAGTTTTAAGTCATTTTCTTTTAACTCACCCAAAAGATTTGCCATCCTTTCACTGTGTTTATCACCTTTAGTTAGTATCTCATCAATATTTTTTTGTTTACTCATAACAGAATACCACATCATTAAAGAAATAGTACCTCTAAATAACTGGTAATATACCGATACATTGTTTTTTTGACCAATTCTATAACTTCTATCTTCTGCTTGTTCATTATCACCTGGTACCCAACTAAAAGAGTTGAATATTACAACCGTGGCCTCAGTTAAGGTAATACCGACACCAGCTGATGTTATGTTACCAATGAAAACTTTTGTTTTCTTGTTATTTTGGAATTTATCAATTGATTCTTGCTTAGCTTTACTGCTCATTCTACCATTATGTATAACACACTTATTACCGAAGTGTTCAGATAACTCCTCTAGTTCTTCAGTAAATGTTGTAAATATAATAACTTTCTGGTCTTGTTCAATAGCTTCCTCAGCTAACTCAATTGATTTAGGTATTGTTTCCATCGCAATGAATTTTCTCAATAGACCTAATTCAACTAAATCCTTATGTACTGAACTTGTTTTACGTTTACCTTCTTCAGCTCTTTTTTCTAAGTACTCTTCCCACAAGTTTTCGTATTCTGACCAACCACGTTTAGATAAATCATGGTACATTGTAGTTATGGTTTTATCTGGCATATCTAATGCTTCAGATTTTAATCTTCTTAACAAACTGTTTTTAGTTCTAATACCTAATTCAGCTAAATTTGACGCTCCATCAGTAATCCATATTTGTTTAGTTCTACCGTTTTTAAGTTTTTTATAGAAACGCTTGGCATCACAATATCTTGTGGCAAAAAACTTCCAGTTAGCACCTAATGGTGATTTTATTAATTTTAATAGGTTGAAAAAATCCATTGGTTTATTGGCAATTGGTGTACCTGTTAATAACCAAACTTTTTCTATATTACCACGCTCTATAATGTCGTTCATTATTTTAGTTCTTTGAGCTTTAGGGTTTTTAATTTTATGAGCTTCATCCATGATAACTAAATCGTAATTTTCTTTCATGATATCCTCATAGTAAGGTTCATTTTTCTTACGAGGACCTGTTGAATGAAAATTCTTTAGAATGTCATAATTTATAATTGTATATTGACCAACGTCTGGCCAGTTACTACCACTAACTATAATCGCTTTCTTACCGAAGCTTTCAACTTCCCTTTGCCAAGATATCTTAACACTAGCTGGACATACGATTAACACTTTTTTAGCTCCAACTTCTAAAGAGGATATAATTGATTGATATGTATTATGTGTAACAATACCATGATTAATAACAAATAATGAGTCTTCAGCATCAACCTTAATACACACACTATCACCTTCACCAATAGATTCTATATTTTTAATGTATCTAGCAACGTTATATTTTTCAGGTGTGTTATATTCATCAGCTTTTCTCTTTAACCTAAATGGATTCATCCCTTCTGGTAATTTAATATTTAAACGATAAGCTTTTTCATCATCTGAATTTTTATAAGAACCTATTTTACTCTTCTTTCTTACAATACCACCCAAACTATGTACAATTTCAGCCACATCATCAGCTAATTGTTCAGATACACTACAATATTCAGTTCCAGTAAAATTGCCACTTTTTGATTTCATACAATGACCATCAGTGTCCATAAGACCTTGAAGGATAGCTAATCTATCTTCAATTGAAGAATATTTATATATTTCTGGAATGAATTTGGTGTGAGATAAAGTACCATTTAATTTAAGTGCACATACTTCTTCTTTTAAATTATTTAAATAATTTAATCTTATATTAAAACCACCTGAACTTTCATTAACACATTGATTTTTAAATATTTCATCAAAATCAGCTTTATGTAAGCCAATACTAATAACACCCGTTTTTTTGATATGTCCACCACCCAAAGTAACACCTAATAAATAAGGTTCAATAGGTAATTTATATTCATTTTCAAATTCAATTGGTTTAACAATTGGAATTTGCCATTTGTTTTGTCCATTAGGTTGTTTGTAATATGTTTTAAACTTATAAGGTCTTTTCTCATTCCATCCAAAACCCCTTTGTTCTAACTCTAATTCTTTATCCAACATTTGTTCGATTGTTAAATTAGTGTACCTAATTGACCGATTTTTATTATTCACACTACCATTATTTGCTGTAACAGTCCACATATGTTCTTTACAACAAATAGTAGAATATCCATCATTAAATGTTATTTTAAATAAATCTTTTTTAGGTTGTGGGTGAACTTCAAGAACTTTTGTTTTTTTACCATCAGAACCAATTACATAATCACCCACTTTTAAATCGCCAATTTTAACCTTTCCAGTTGGTGTGTAAACTAACTCATTGATAATCACCGCTTTACCCAAACCCATATCGTCAGCTAAAATAGCACCATCTCTGCATGATAAAAATTCAATTCCAGTTTTTTGGTGCTCATAAGGTAACCTACAGTCAGCGTCCATTTTTTCGTACCTCTCCCAGTCAATATCTAAATCACACTCAGTAAAATAAGGGTCATCCAATACCATAGTTTTTGGTAAGAAATACATTTTAGCGTGTTTCTGATTCCTCTTAAGCTTACCGTATACGTGATAAGTTTTTTCTTGGTCAGCTAACATGGCTTGAATTAGAATTCTTTCTGGAACAAAAGATAGATTTTCTTTTTCCTTTAAAGAGTTACCCAATAATGGATTTATTTCAACCACCTTGTTTAAGACTTGAGGTGGAGTATCGTGAAAATCAGTTATGTACTGAGATTGCCCTTCAGTTAAACTTATTTTACCTGTTTTGAGTAAGTTAGATTTTAACTCCTTTATATAAGGGTTAATACCTTCGTATGTTTGCAATAAAGTTACTGCACCCCTACCCTTTAAATCATTTATATCTATCAATTTTTTAAGTGTTTAACAATATATTATATTACTTAATATAGTTATTTTTAATAAAAAGTAAAGTATATCGTCAGATTTACTAATAGTTAAATATTTATCTTTAAAGCTAATAGATTAACCATGAGTAACGGAAAAAGAAAAATACCAATTAAGAGAATAAACAAGTTTTTTTCAGGTGAAGATTTTGATTTAGAAATTGAAATGGGTAGAGAAGCTATGGAAGGTGATGGTAACTTCACAGTTATTTTGTATAGGGTTGATAGAGAGACGACACAATCTGATGACATATATAATGAAGCTAACGCTAATGAATTGAATTACCACCCACCTGTTGAGTTATACGTCACTCCTACAATTAATGAAGCTAAGAATTTAACTTATAATGAGTCAAACTTTAGGTATCAAGAAGATGGTAATTTAAGTTTTATTGTTTATGTAGAGCATTTGAACGAATTAGGTGTTGACGTTACTGTAGGTGATTATGTAGGTTATCCAATTAATGAAACTGACATGATTTATTTTAGTGTAACTAACGCTGGTGAAAAGAACTACGACAATAAACACACAATAATGGGTTATAAAAGCGCTTATAGAATTATTGAGTGTACTATAGCCAATGAAGATGAATTTAACGGAAGATAAATATTATAAAATTATGACTAAAGATAATTTAACTAAATTTAATAAAATAACATAATGTCAGGTTTACCAAAAGGATTTAGAAAAAATGTTAATATTATTAAACAAAGTACTGGACCTGAGAGGAGGCAAGAGTATTTAGATGATATTGATTATAAAGGCATGTACCTACCTAAGGGTGTAGAGACTGAGGATATTGATAGAACTTTTATTGAATTTGTTGATGATGAAATATCATTACAAGTTGATGGTGAGGAAGTACCTGTTCTATTCCTAACAATACAAAAGTGGGCTGAATTTAGTAAGACTTGGAGTTTTTCTGATAAATATAAAAATGTTAAAATGCCTTTTATTACTATAGTTAGGGAACCTAATTTACAAGTGGGTACGAATCAAGCTGGTAATTGGAATATACCAGGTCGTAATTTATATACTTATTTGAAGGTTCCCACTAATGTAGATGGAAGAAAGGGTATTGATACGTATAAAATACCTCAACCAACTTCAATCGATATAAATTATGAGGTTAGGTTGTTTTGTAATAGAATGAAAGATTTAAATAAATTTCATAAAAAAATACAGAAAACTTTTAACTCTAGACAATTTTACATCAAAGTTAACGGACACCCAATGCCAATACATTTAGAGACTATAGGTGATGAAAGTCAAAAAAGTGATTTTGATAAAAGAAGGTTTTATGTACAAAGTTTTGAGATGAAGATTTTAGGTTACATTTTAGATGAAGATGATTTCGAATTAATACCTACTATTAATAGAGCTAACATCAAATTCAAAGAAATTTTAAAAGGTAAAACTAAAAGTGGATTTAAGGTTAAACAAGTAACTCAAAACACATTTTTATATGATATAACTTTTAAACCCAATAGTTCACTAACATTTGATTTTAACTCTGATTTCAATTCTCAATTAATTAGTTTACGAAATTTAACCAACGTGACTAGTGTAATAATAGAAGTTAATAATACTGAAGTGTTTAGTGGTTTGGAGATAACTAATCCTATTAATGTAGGTATTAACGATAAGATTGACGTGACAATAACGACTGATGATTCATCATCAAGTTCAGCACTCGTAATTAATGGAAAATTAACGTAACTATGAATGATTCAAGATTTAATAAAACATTTATAATTCAACCTGCATTGGGGAGTGATAGTTACCTAAGTGGAACTACATTTGATAATAATACCATTTATTATAATATGAGTAATGCAGTATCAGCATTTACAACAGATTTAAGTAGTTTAGTTTTAAATGATGTAGGTCAATTAACAGCTGTAGATGAAGGTAATGGTGTTGGTTATATCTTAAAAGATAGGGTTGCTGGTAACTATGGTAGTATTGGTGAAAATGCAAAAGATTTTAGCTTTAGTGATGACCCATCAACAACAAAGGGCGCAACAGGTGCCTTTTCATTTGCTGAAGGTTTTAACACAACGGCTAGTGGTACGTACTCACATGCCGAAGGTTATTTTACTGAAGCAAGTGGTTTCGCTTCTCATGCTGAAGGTAACTCCAGTGTCGCTAGTGGTTCTGGTTCACATGCCGAAGGTTTTAACACAACGGTTAGTGGTACGTACTCACATGCCGAAGGTTATTTTACTGAAGCAAGTGGTACGTACTCACATGCCGAAGGTTATTTTACTGAAGCAAGTGGTTACGGCTCTCACGCTGAAGGATATACGACACTAGCCACTGGTCAATATTCACACGCTGAAGGTAGGAGTACTATAGCTAGTGGTTTTTTATCTCACGCTGAAGGATATAAGACACTAGCCACTGGTCAATATTCACATGTTCAAGGTTATTACAATTACGCTAGGGGTGTTGGTGAACATTCTGGTGGTATATACGGTACTGATTATACAGTTAATAATGACGATACTGATAGATTAGTTAACTATGGTAATGGCACAAACGATTCTAGAGATGATGCGTTCACTATTTATAAGAATGGGGCAGTTAGGTTTTATAGAAATGAACTTTCAGCTATAACTAACGCTGACGCTGGTTTCTTAATTTATGATTCTGATGATAATAACAGACCAACGATACATAGCGGAACTGAATGGAAGGGATTAGCATATGTGGATGAATTACCTAATGGGTATAGATTAGTTAGTTCTTCAGATACATTAGAAGTAAACGATTATACATTAGATTGTGATAGTTCTGGTTCTACTATAACATTATTCGACGCTACAACAACTAATGTACAAGGAAAGGTTTATAATGTGACTAATTCGGCAGGAGGTGATATTACTGTAAATACTACTAGTTCTCAAACTATTTATGTTGTAGGAGGTCCTGTTACTGATTTAACACTAAGTGATGGTAAATCTATAAGGGTACAATGTACTGGTTCAAATTGGAGGTCATTGTAATTACTCGTCGTATAAATCAGTCGGCTTTTTACATTTCTCTTTAATTAGTTTTTCAACGAACCCAAACATTTTAAGTCCATTTTCATTGCAATAGTCTTTTAATATTTTGTGAGTTGTAGGTGTTATTTTAAGGTTTTTAGTTCGTTTCATGAGTTTTTTACTATAAGTATGACAAAAGTAATACAAAAATCATACTAAATATGATGTATTACATACATCATAAAAACTTTTGATAAAATTCTACATATTTATTATAAAATAAGAATTATAAAAACTAAATATCTAATTATATGAGTACAAACAACAGAGTATTTGTAAGTCCAGGGGTTTACACATCAGAAAGAGACATATCATTTGTAACACGTCAAATAGGTGTTACAACAGCTGGTTTGGTAGGTGAGACTACAAAAGGTCCAGCTTTCCAGCCTATATTCGTTTCTAATTATAACGAATTCACTTCATTCTTTGGTGGGACAAACCCAGCCAAATTCCCTGATACTGGATATCCTAAATATGAGTTACCTTATATAGCTAAATCATACTTCACAAGGTCTAATCAATTATACGTAACTAGGGTATTAGGTTACTCAGGTTATGACGCTGGTCCAGCTTGGGTAATTAAAGGTAGTAATGACCAAGTTGTTGCTCTTATTAGAAGTAGAGGTAGTTACGATGCTAGTGAAGATTTAATCTTCGACGTAGGTATCGATGATTTAGTGATTGACCCTGCTATTAATGATATTGATAGTGACGCAAAGGCCGAATTTGTATTAAGTGGTACAACTGGTGGTAATGACTTTACCTATAACGTATCATTTGACTCAACTAAAAAGAATTATTTACCTAGGGTTTTAGGTCAATCAAATTCAGATGGTCAAGCACCTATATTTGTTGAGAGTATTTATCCAAATATGTTAGATTCTTTAATAGATGATAGTACCATTACTGGTATTAGTACTACTTTAGATAAATTTGAAACTGAATTCGAAGATTATAAAACCAAATATAGACCTGCTATAACTCCATGGGTTGTATCTGAGGTTAATGGTAATATTATTAAAAAATTATTCAGACTTATTACTATATCAGATGGTAATGGTGCCAATTCAGAGATTAAAGTATCTATTGAAAATATAAGGCCTAATGCTAGAGAATTTGATGTTAGAATTAGAGCATTCAATGATACTGATGCTAATCCAGTAACTTTAGAAAGATTTTCTAGATGTACAATGGACCCAACTTCAGATAATTTTGTTGGTAGAAGACTTGGTACTTTAGATGGTTTTTATTCTTCAGTATCTAATTATGTGTTAGTTCAATTAGATGAAACTGAGGAAACTTCAGATTCATTCCCAGCTGGATTTACTGGTGTGCCTACTAAGGCCTTTGGTGCTTCTTTAGATGCTCCATCAGTTAATTATAATCAAGCTTATGGTCAGTTCGATAAA